CCTGATTCTTTAACTCCTATTAAATTTGGTAGTATATTTCTAAAAGAAAAACCTCCACTAGTTCCTATACCAGGTAATGCTTTACCAAACACAGTGCCTCCTCCTAATAAATAACCTCCGCCGGCTATTAACGCAGCTTTACCTATCGGTGACTTTACAATTTTTTTAACTGCTCTTGTTGCTTTTTTAACAAGTTTACCTAAACCATACATTTGTCTTCCCATCTCATCTATTTGACCATCAGCTAAACCACCCATAATTCCACCATTAGCTCTATATCTTCTGTAAAATTCAAATTCATCATCCCCTGTTCCTGTTCCTTGGTCCATGTTACTTGATGCCATATTAAATGTTGTATCTACAGGAAGAATTATATTGTCATTATCATCTTGATTAAGTGGGTTACCAGCAGCATCTATCTCACCTGCCATTCTAGCTGACATATAATCTTTATAACCTTGTGCTGTTAAACCATATTTTTCTCTTGCTTTTGCTGTTCTTGGATCAAATCTAAAAAAATCTACGTTACGATTTAAAAGTTTTTGTCTAGGACCTTTTAATGAATCTAAAACTGTGCCACCTATTCCAGGTATATTACTATCTTTAATCATTAAAGTTTCAAATGGTTCTTGTGCTTTGTCTTCTGCTAATCTATTTAAAACTTCATTTGCTTGTTTTATTTCTGCAATTCTTTCTAAACTTGGTGAAGGTTCTTTAACTTCCATAAAGTCAGCTCCACCTCCTGCTTGGTATAATTGTCTTGCCTGTTGTGCTCTTGTGATTGCCATTGTACTATTCTATTTTGTTTTACTAAATAAATCAAGGCTCGGCATTATGACTTTTACGTCTTGAGCCATGTCCTCTTCTTTATAACCCTTTGATTCCCAGTCTTTTCTTTCTTTAAAAAGTTCCCCTGTTTCTTTATGTCTATACGTTGTTTCTACTTTTGCTGGTTTAATTTCTTGCATTATGTTGTTATCTCCTTCTTAATGTTTAAATAGCTAATCGCTACATCAAACGAATCTGTGTTGCTTGATTGTATAGTTAGAGTATTACCACCCTCAACCACCAAAGGTTGAGTCAATAATTCTGTTGTAACATTAGCAGTCAAAGCTGCTGATTTTATAGCTGTTATACTATTATTTATAACTGTAACTGTAGGCGTTCCAGCAGATGTAACTAATATAGATTTAATTACATATGTTTCACTTACTAAAGGATTGTTTGTTCCAAATGGATTTATTGCACTTCCTGTTGTATCATTGTCTGTTCCTACAAATTTAAATTGATTAGCCATTAATTTATAAAGAAGTTAAATGCTTCTATCTCCTCTTTTAAATCTTCTTGATAGGTTGAATTTAGTTTTTCTACAATAGCATCAAGATCTCTAGTTTGTGCTTCTGCTACTGTGTAGTCATATTCTTGTGAAGGTCTAGTTATAACTTGTGCTATTTTTGCCATTATCTTTTACCATCTGGTTGTGTATCTAATCTAAAAGTTCCTAATTTCCAACTTTGACTAGCTGCCGTATTTTCAACTTTTAATGCAATTGCTCTAGCTCTTGCACGTGTATCTACTTTTTGTGTAGATGAAGTTATATCAAAAGGTCCAAGTGATGAACTTGCAGCTGTATCATTTGGAAAATTTCTTAAATTTAATGTGACTCTAGTTGTTCCTGTTTGTGAAATAAAGTCGGGTATAAATCTTCTTATCTTCATTATAAACTCACCATCTCCTCTAAAGGTTGCAACACCTGTAACTTGTCCTGTGCCTTGTGCTCTTGATTGTGTAATATCAAAATCACCTGATGTTATATTTGCAGCTATAGCTGTTATAACACTATTTCTGTTTTGATCAGTTCCTGTTTCATGTTCATAGTAACTTGTTCTGCCCTCTGTGTTGCCTACTACATCAAAAGATGTATCTGTATCTGCATCATATTCCAAAGCGTGTGGTAAACCAAATACAGCAGAATCTCTCCACATTGTTCTAGCTAAACTACCCACTGTCCATACAGGTCTTTGTGGTGATGAATCAAAATAATTATAACAAACCATTCTGTTAACAACTGATGATCCTGTTTCTGGATAAAACCACATTACTTCACCAAACAAATTATTTAAACCTGCTGAAACCATTTGATTACCAGATGCTAAATTTATACTGTCATATACAAAATCTTCTACTAAACAAGGTAGTGAT